AGACAAACGCCATCAGGAGTTGTTGGATGCAGAAAAAGAAGGGCTTGTACGCGAATATACACGCCAAGCGGAAGCGAATCAAAGCAGGCTCCAAGGAGCGTATGCGCAAACCGGGGTCGAAGGGGGCACCGACAGCGAAAGCCTTTAGGGACAGTGCCAAGACTGCCAAACGTACCAAGCGAAAGGGGAAGTGACTAATTTCTTTGCGATGACGCTATCAGACTTTTTTACTGAAACAGCCAGCACCCCTGGTGATTGGCTTAGGGAATTGAGGCAGGAACTTGATCTTACCATGAGTGAGCTTGGCGATTTAGTAGGCGTAAACAGAATCCAAGTTTGGAAGTGGGAAACAGGCAGGGTGCCTCCACCGAAAAGCGCTTTGTTCTGTGCTATGTCACTAAAACTAATTCGCGAGACTGGGCGTGCCAAGCTGGTGCGTGCTACTTATCCAGCAACCCCCAAACGCAAAAGGAAGTGATGCCAGGAATGACCAAGAAGCCGTTCAAGGTTTGTGCGAAGTGCCCGTCACCGGGCAAGTGTAAGGCGGCAGGGCGCTGTCTCAAGAAGTACGGGCCCACCAAAAAGAAATGACACGCAACGAAGAGGCGGACGCCTACGTTCAGCAGCAATGGCTGGAAGAGGTGGATGAGGTTCTGAAGTTACGGGACCTGTACGAAGAGACGCGGCGCACCAGGGCCTTTGACTTCTATGAGCCCTACCCGTTTCAGTTGCGCTTCCATGAGGCGCGAGACGATCAGGGCAACCGGGCGCGGCAGCGCTGTTTAATGGCGGGGAACAAGACGGGCAAGACCTACTCCGGTGCAATGGAAGTGGCCTATCACCTGACGGGGATTTACCCGGACTGGTGGAAGGGTGTGCGCTTTGAGAGGCCGATTCAGGCCTGGTGTGCAGGCAAGAGCCACTACGCCACCCGCGACATCGTGCAGGCGGAGTTGTTGGGCGAGTCAGGAGATCCTGATGCGTTTGGGACCGGTGCGATTCCACGGGACTTGATTATCAAGACAGAGCGCAACCCCGGCGTGCCGAATGCGATTGGCTTTGCGCTGATCAAGCATGTCAGTGGTCGCAACAGCCGCTTGCAGTTCAAGAGTTATGATTCAGGTCCAGCGGCCTGGATGGGGGTAGCGGTGGACTATGTCTGGCTGGATGAGGAGCCACCCCAGGAGATTTACAGCCAGGCGCTGCGTTCTACGTTGAAGTCTGGGGGTCCGGTAGCGTTGACCTTTACCCCAGAGAATGGCGTGACCGGCGTGGTGGGCATGTTTCTAAACGAGCGCAAGGCAGGTCAGTCGTTGATTCAGGCGACCTGGGATGATGCGCCTCACCTGAGTCTGGAGGTACGCGAAGAGATCCTGGCAGCGTTGCCGCCGCATGAGCGGTTGATGCGCTCCAAGGGCATCCCGATGCTCGGTTCAGGGCAAGTGTTCCCAGTACCGGAAGACAACATCAGTTGCCCGGCCTTTCCGATTCCAGAGCATTGGGCGCGGATTGCGGGGATTGATTTTGGCTTTGACCACCCCACGGCCTGTGTCTGGCTCGCCCATGACCGGGACACCGACACGGTGTACTTGTATGACGCCTATCGGGAGAAGGGCAGTGGGATGCTGCAGCACGCCGAAGCGATCAAGCACAGAGGCCCCTGGATTCCGGTAGCCTGGCCGCATGACGGCAGTATCCATGACAAGGGTAGTGGCGAAGCCTTGGCAACACAGTACCGGCGGGCAGGGATTCGCTTTTTAGGAAGCCACTTCACGAACCCGGAAGGCGGGATTGCGGTCGAGCCGGGGATCATGGCGCTACTGACGCGGATGCAGACAGGGCGCTTCAAGGTCTTCAATCATCTCGACACCTGGTTTCAGGAATTCCGCATGTACCACCGGAAGGACGGCAAGATCGTGCGCAAGGTTGATGACTTGATGAGTGCTACCCGATATGCCGCACAGAGCCTCAGATACGCCATCACGAACAGTTTCCAGCCCAGACCTTCTGTAGCCGTGGGCAGTCTCTCAGACGGCACCTTCGACCCCTTTGACTTCTGGGTCAAACACCCCACCCCGGAAAGCTATGGCCCGCTCAATTGACTTCAACCCCAGAGCCACGCTAGGCCAACGTCAGCGTGAGTTCCAGCAACTGCAGGAATCTGGACGCTCCGCACAGGAAGCGTATCAGAAACTCTACCCGGACTACCAGACCGCCTATGACCAGGCGGTAGCTTTTCAGGATACCGTACAAGCCGCCTATGACGCTTTTCAGGCGAACAGAACCCAGGCCAACCTAGACAGCTACAATGCCCTGAGCGCTCAGTACAGCCAGTTGCAGACCAACTACCGGCAGTATGAGCCACAGCTTCAGGAGCTGCAAGCGACAATGGCGGGAGCCTCTACACGCTTGCAGGAGATTGAAGGCGAGTTACCGGAACTGCAACGATCCCTACAGATTGACCGGGAAGCGCCGAAGCGTCAGGTCCGTGAGCGCAGTGGCACTTCCATCCTGACCCGTGGCACCAGGAGGGCCGGCTCGGTTCGATGATTGAAAAGTGTACCCTTGCCGATGTCGATGCTCTGATGGCGGATCTGCGCAACATGTACACCGAGATGGCACCCTTTGGCAAGATGGATGAGGCCAAGTGTGTGGCCTTTCTATCAGACAGTATTGAGCATCATGTGGTCCTGAAAGCGACCGACGGCACCCACCTGTTGGGGCACATGGGCCTACGCGCAGAAAGCCACTGGTACACGAATGATGCGGCTCTCTACGAATACTACTGTTACGTCAACCCGTCTCATCGCAAGACCCGCACCGCCTTTGAACTCTACAAGGTCGCCAAGGGGGTAGCACAGGAAACCAGGCTGCCGTTTTTTTATGGCACCTTCCGCAAGCCGGAGTCTGATTTTGAGCGAGTCAACAAGTTCCTGAAACGCCAAGGGGGGCAACAGATTGGGTCACAATTTTTTATAGGAGCAACGTAATGGCAACGAAGTATTTCCCTGTTGGGTATGGAAGGATTTACGATTCAAGTAAAAATTATACGGAACAACAATTACGGGATTTAGCGACCTCACCGACAGGTGAATATAAAGAGGATATTTACAATACAATCAAAAGTTTTGAACAGGAAAAGACAGGGACACAGGTACATGGGGTCACTCCTTCGATTAATGTAGTAGGCCAGGATTCAAATCCATACAAAGGAAGTTCCGGTGGCAAGGGTAGCCCAAGCATCAATATCTCCACACCGAGCATCAATATCCCCACACCGAATCTGGATCAGGATTTCAAAGCACCTGTGGTCGAAGCAATCCAAGACATCAATGTGCCTAGACCGAACACCGATCAACTGAACCTGACCCCAAATCTGGACCAGGATCTAACAAAAATTGATGTTGGGTCTCCGAACTTTGACCAGAAAATAAATACTCCAACATTGAATACAGATCAGGATTTAACAAAGATCAGTGTGCGTGGGTTGCAGGAATCGGCAGTAGAACAAGCAGGAGACGCACAGAATTCTTTGATTCAAATCGGCACAGACATACAAGCTGGAGCAGTAGACATTGGGAAGACCGGACAGGAAGCACTAGTCCAGGCAGGGAAGACCGGACAGGAAGCCTTGGTGCAAGCAGGGAAGACCGGACAGGAAGCACTAGTCCAAGCAGGTAAGGCAACCCAGGAACAAGCAGTCGTTTCGGCAACTCAGGTGTCTGGAGGCCAAAAGAACGAGGCTTTAGAAAATGCTGCATCTCAGGCAACCAAGACCACGGAAAACGTAGTAAGCACCTTGACCAAGGGAACAGAACTGGTTGTCCAGACAGCAACTCCAGTTATTGAACAAACCGTTGTCCAGCAAGCCACAAAATACGCTGAAGACAAAGTAATTCCTGCGGTAGCCACAGGCATTGGTGATGTGACTGGGGTCAATCCAGTTTCACAGATTTTGACAGATGCGGTTTATCAATTTGAACAACTGACCCCCAGCATTGAGATGTTAGGCTCTTTCGACTTGGCGGGTGGTGGATCTGTGCAGGACACATCTGACCCGATGCCGAATGCGACTTTGGACGCCAACGCCCCGAATCTAGGCGATGACCAAGTCTTCAGTGATTTGGAAACCGCCACAGGCAAGGGTTCTCAGATGTCCGAAGAGGAGCGCCTACGCCGCATCCGCCGTTTGCTGACCAACCGCTATGGCCGTGAAAAGACCATTCTAGGAGGCCCAGGCGATACGACCAGCCGCCGCAGGTATGCCGTATGAGTGAGTTAGCCAACACTTTGGTGCAGGAATACGAAGCGCTCAAGGGAGAGCGCGGCAACTGGGAAAACATGTGGCAGGACATTGCCGAGCTGATGATCCCAAGGCGTGCCGACTTCACCAACCGCTACCGC